GAAGAACCCTGCAGTACTCGCGTTCGACGCCGCCTGTTTCTGTAACCCAGCCTCAGCCCCATAGTTCATCCCCTGAATGTCATAATTCCGTGCTCGCAACAGAGCCTGCTCGTTAATGTTCGCCGTGTCCAGGCGTAGAGTCTGCTGTGCGCCTTCGCGCACAGCACCCAGCGTCGGGCTGTCGTACTGGAGGCCGCTAGCTCCCTGCGCCGCATCTATCGCGCCCAGCGCAGCTCGGTTCTTAAACCCTTGTATCTGCGCCTGTGACTCACCAGCCGCTGTCGCGTACTGCTTGTTCTGCTCAGCTATCGTCTGGTTATTCCGCGCCACCGCAGCTTGGTACTCGGCCTGCTTGGACTGCGCACTCGCCTGCGAGATCGCACCGACAACACCTACAACGGTGCTCAGTGCGGTTAAGCCTAGAGCTATCGGGGCAACAGCCATAGTATTAGTCCCACTGCAATGAACAGAAAGATGTAGATGACAACTACCCAGAAGAAGTCACGCTCAGCGTCAATTACTAACTGTCGATACCATCTATGAGGGTTCCACCATGGAGTCATATACTGAAAATAACGCTCTTATCGTGCGGGCGCAGTTCTGCCCCCAACCATGTCAGCCATCGTTTCGACGCATCGTAATCACACTCCACCTCACCGTACAGTTGCCCGAACTGCGAAGACATGAACCGCATAGCCCGCTGCGAGTACCGCAGGAACAGGAACGGATGCTCTTCGATCAGTGGCGTTCCAGCCATCCATACGTAGGCTCGATCGTCCATCATGGTTGGAGGGCGAGCACCCCATATCAGGGCCAATTCACCGTTGTAGAGTACTGAAAAGCACAGGATCGAGTTTTCTATGCTCTCTTTAATAGCGACCGCAGGCTCGCCAGTTATCAATGCCCGCTCGCGTGCGCGCAAGCGTGGAGCGATAGCCTCCGCGTCGCGTGCGAGCGCTGGACGTACCTCAATCATCCGCCTACCGCCAGTTCTGGTATTATGAACAGGACCGTCGCTGGGTACGGGTTAGTCTGCGACACGCATACCCACCCGCCAGTGCCAAACTCCTGATTAACAATTATCCGCTGATCTCCAGTGTTCAATCCATTCACAGCATAAGCTAACTCTTCGTGGTTATCCGTCGAAGAGAAACCATCGAGCCACTCCTTCATATTCCCGAAATCAGTGCCGTACTTCAACCCTTTGGCGTTTCTAACCCTGATCGTAGCCGCCGCAGCCTTCCGTTTCCTGTTTTGAATGGTCCCCTCTCCGGGTTCCGGCCACAGCGGCTGCAACAACGCTGGGTACGCCAGACCCACTACAACCTGCGATCCCGGCGTAGTGAGAGTTATCGAACCGCCGGATACAGTAAACGGTCCCTGACTCACTCCGTTGACCAGTGCGTAGACCTGCATACCCTCCAGATGATTAAGCCCGCCGAAAGTAGTTAGCCTCGGATCGAGCCTCCACGTTCCCGCAGGCAGCGGTGGTGTTGGCCCGGGCGTGGTATGGAACGGTTTAGTCTGACTGATATCGACAGTTATATGCGTCGCGTCGGTAAACCCAACTACTGTAGCCATCCCACCTATTGCATGGAGTTCCTTACCAACGTCCCCCGCAGTGAAGACACCAGCACTTGCCGACACTGACACCCCGAGGCCGGTGCCTGAGTTTATAACTATGGTAGCCGCTGGAAAGTTTGGCGCTATCGACAGTGCTGCATCCAGTTGCCATGCGTCCGAGTCCTGGAAGAATACATCTCCGGCCTGTCGCCGTATCTGCCGCGTACCATTGACATTCACCGAGAAGTACACAGCGTTAGTCTTACCCTCCTGCACCGTTGCCACAGACTCATAGACACCAGTTGTGCCATGTCGAGCCCAACCGAACACCTCCTGATCTTTCATGTAGCTCAGACTGTACAGCTGTCCGTTAGCCATAACCATCCAGATAATTTTGTGCGGTACATCCTGATACGCCCACTCGATCGGCCAGATCCGATCGAACATATGCTGTGACAGCACTGTAAGGTCTTTACCAGTATAAATGTTAGCAAAGAAGTTGTACTGCAAATCCCTAACAATACCCTCCTTCTGCACGAACAGCACATCGTAGTCGATCACTATCGGAGGCATATCGTCCGTGCCGTAGTACGACTGCGGTACTATCACAGCGTTTGTCGCCGACACCGCAGCAGGATTGCTCGGGCTCGATGCGCCGCCGGTAAGCTGCACAACCCCTGAGTCGGTTCCTATCAGCAATCCTCCCGGCATACTTTTCAACCAGTTGATCCGTGTTATCTGCTGGTCGAAGATAGCGAACTCAAAGGCATCGCCGTCAGTCACCGGGTTAGAGACTCGGAAGTCATCCGGCTTACCCGGCCGCGAGGCGAACAGACTGTTGGGCTTGTTGAGCGTCGAAGCGTAAATAAGTCGCTGCTGATTGACCGCCACTACCGACGGGTTCAGTCCTGTTGACGGTCCCAGCACGAAGGTGGCTGCAAATCCAGTGCCACCACTCGCGGAGGCCGTTGGGGCTGTGTAGTTTCGGCCGGGATTAACAATGTGCAGCCCAACGATGGAACCCACGGTCCCGGCAGTATTGCTGTCGATGACTGGGTAGACGATAGCTCCGGTGCCGGTGGCGTCAGCTATCGCAACGCTAGCCGTCTCCGCCGCGTATCCGCTGCCAGGATTGGTAATGTGGTAGCCAATTATCGCCCCTGGAGCAAACGGATCGGCTGCTTGCACTGGCGAGTGGGCAAAATCCGCCACGATGTTGGAGTCGGTAAATACTGGCCCATAAGCGTAGCCGGCGAACCCAAACTGTTCAGTTACCGCTGGGATCACATTACCATGTGACGGCAGTGCTTTGTACACCTTATAGAACTTAGCCTGATCTACAGGCTCCCAGCGTACTGTCACCGTGCCTTGAGTCGCTGCAATGTTTATCCCCTTACCCAGGCATGGAGGCGACGGCAGCGACTCATCACCATTCTCATCCACTGCACTAACAACATACATATACCAGGTGTTAGCCGGATCTGTGGATCCGGACGGCAGCCCTGTCACAGTCACCGAAAGGACGGAGGCAGGTGCAGGCACTGCTGGCGTGGTCGTAATGTCGGTCAGTGTCCATGACGTGTCTGAGAACCGCTTTAGCTTTTTACGGGTGTAGTTTTGTCCACTAATCCACATCACATCTCCGACCTGCAAGAAATGCAGTGATCGGAGATCCTCCTGTGCATACGGCGTTGCCAGTTCATACGGTGATCCAGCCACCGTGATGAACCCAGCGTTACTCCCGTTCGGATATGCTGGCGATCCGGGGTTCTTGATAAATCGGAGCTTCCCTGCGCTAAACGCCAGCATGTACGTCTGGCCAATCGCTGGTGAGAACTGAAAAGGCCACAGCCGGCCCATTCCAGCCGAGCCGAAACCACCAATGTACTGATCTCCAGGTCTTACTTGCACTCCACCCTGCACCAGCACCATCCAGTTAAACAGTACCGAACACCCTGCGTGGTACTTAACCAGATCCTGCCTTCCGTAAACATCGGGCGTCACCTCACCCGCAGAGAAGCTGTGCTGCGGTATCGGCGCGGTGCCGTCAGCTGCTGACCTAGCCATCAGTACGTCTCATTACCGTACTCTGGACCGCCACTGCGGTAAGTAATCCAGTCGGCCTCATGATCAACTATCGTCCAGCCCTCATTTCCGTCCCGTACCCGTGCCTCTATCAGTGCTTTATCCGCGATGTTCTGGTTAGTATCCCGGAGTTGTGCTGCAAACTTCTTATCAGACACCACTGACATCGCCAGCCGCGCCGACAACAGTGCAGAGAAAGCTCGGCGGAACAGCGGCGGCCACATATCCGGGTACTGCACGATCCCAGTGTAAACTGCGGTCGCTGCCAGCTCGTTGGTCAGCACAACCCTCGTTGACTCAGGCGAATGCCCCTCGATAACATCCCAAGAGGACTCTATCGGATTTGGTCGGAGGTAGTCCGACACAATAAACGGTACTGGCCGCTGTCGGAACGGTGCGATGAGCTGCCCAATCGGGTTACCGTCAGCATCCATCGCCGTGACACCGGCGCAGAACACAAACCGCATCTGTACGCAGTCGGTCGGCCACTCATACATATACTGCCAAGGCAACGGCACCACTGTCTCAGTGGCATACAGTCCTTGGGTATCGGCCAACAGGTAAAGCTGTATCTGTCGTCGTGCAAAGTTCCAATGCGCTGCCGCGTGCATCTCTCGGAGTGTCGTATCGTAAATGCGGAGCGCTCGGATGCTCGCACGGGAGCCATCGTCGATATCGCCGATCTCGTCGGCACCAATCTCGCCGAGTGCCTCAGTTATCACATCAGCCGGCAGCGTTGCCACGGTCATCCTCCTGCTGCTGTGCCCTCGGCGGCGGACTCTTACCGAGTTCCATCTGCATCTTTTTAGCTACTGCCTCTACCATCGCCTCAGCAAAGTCATCGTACCAATCATCAGGGTCAAGCACAGCGGCTATATAGCTCAGTATCGCGTCGGGAGTGTTTGTTAGGATAACCTTCTGGGAGTCGAAACTGACCCGATAAGACCTCGGTCGCGGTCGGTAAACAGGTACGAAGTTGGTCTGTACTTTGATCTGCAACGGCAGCAGACAATCTGCCGGGTATTCATACTCGTACAGCCACGGCAACGTGGGATAGCTTGAGTCCCACAGCCCCGATGAGTAGTCTGCCCAACCGTTGTTGATGTTGGGAGCACTCTTAAGCAGTACCAATCTCAAATCCCTCTTCGCCCATACCGGCTGCGCTGCAGTGAACAGGGCATCCCGAGTCGTCCCCCATAGATTGAGGGCGATTATACTCGGTTTTGAGCCCTCATAGATATTACCGATGTGCGATGGATACCCTACAATATCCAGCGCCTGATTAACGATACCCTCGATAGTAGCCATCAGCCGTCCTTCAAACTTGCCAGCCCCGCAAAGTTAATGGCTTCTTGCAGTTTAGCCTGACTCATCGCCGCCCCATTCTCCAGCGCAAACACTAGTGAGGACGCTAGCATCCGCACGAACGCCTCCGTGAACATCGAGTCCCAAACCGTCTCCGGTACTGCACTCGCTACATACACAAGCAGTCCCATCTGTACTCGCATCGCCACCACTTTTTGAGGCGGCGTCGAGTATGGATGGTGAACAATGTTGAACTCTACAGGCTTCGGGTCCATCTCATTGTAATCGAGAGCGACTACCTGTCGAACCCGTACACAATCCACTGGAAGCGCATAGGTGTAGTACCACGGAGCGAACGGCGGCTGCACCAGCACCGGACCGATTGCTTGAGTAGCGAACTCGTAGTCTCCCTCTCGAAGCAGGAAGTCTCGTAACCCTCCGTACAAAAGGCCGGCGTACAGCCCTTCCGCCGACCCATCGTCAAACGCAGTTATCCTCGATCGAGTGCCGATCTGTGCCAGCGCTCGGTTGGTCAGGTCGATATTTGTCGTCATTTCAGCAACCAACAGGTAGACCCAATATCATAACTAGCAATAACATAACTGCCAGCCGGTGATGTCATCGCGTTGCATATATTCCCTCCGGTAGTAAAACTGATAACGCCAGCTGCTGGATACAGCATTACTGACCTGGAGTTCCAGCCTCCGGTGATATTGGAGATCGCTGCGGTGTTAGTTATCCCCCAACGCGGCCAGACACTACTGAGGCTAAGTGTGCCGCCGGAAGAGGCTGTTGACGCAAATCCGCCCTCAATACCGAGGTTACTAGCAATAAGACTATCGCCAACAGGCGTTCCGTAAATATGAGTACTAGAAGACCCTGTCAGATTGTTACCTGTTATAATGATGTTAGAGTTATTTCCAGCTAAATACACTCCCCAAGTAGGCTCGTACAGAGACGGCGGCCACCCACAAAGCCCCTGATGATGATTACCTACCAACTGAATTTTACTAACACCGCTCTGCAACAAGATGTCCGCAGAGTCAGCGCCGCCTTGCCCGTTATTGCAGAACTGGTTATCGCTGATCCTGACATTAGTAATACCAGGGTACAGCACGTATCCCCACCCTACGTTATTGTAAGCACGGTGTCCCAAAAACGAGATGTTACTCACTACGCCATTACTATTGTTAGCGATCATTACTCCAGCGTTGCCTGCGGATGACGCAGACCACGATGCTGAGAAGGTGATGTCAGCTACAACAGCGGAAGAGTTTGCTGTGTTTATCGTGGTAGCGTACTCAGTATTACTATCACCCAGCGCACTGTTATTGAAAAACCCACCTTTAACCGCCTGCCCTGCACCAGGCTCGATAACAAATCCGCGCTTCGCGAAAAGGAAATCACTGTAACCGTCGATAGAACATCCTCCGCAGTCAGCTATAAACGTGTCATAGTCTGCTTGATTTGTTTGTGCCGTCGAGATAGTGACACCTCTTATCCGCACATCAGAGGTCAAAGTTCCAGTGGTGAGATTACCGACCATAATCCCGCCGCACCCCGCTCCCTGCTGCCCAGTAATGTAGCTGTCAGTTATCGTAAGCGTGTTGCCATTCAGGGTGGTACCAACGCATGAGCCATCAAGCCAAACGTTATCGATGACGATATGTCTAGCACCACTCGGAGTCGCAATACCTACACCACTCGTATTTACGCCAGCGTTAGCTCCCGCAATATGAAGATGTCCCACATAAACACTATTTCCGAGTGTCAAAACACTGGTCATGTTCTGCGCACAAGCCCGGAGCCCTGCTACCGCGTTACCCCAATCACCCCTGCCCGCGCCCTCGACACGAGTATTATCTTTGATCGAGATCGGAGTACCTACGCAATACCAATACGGGCCGAAATTAAGTCTACCTCCCTGCGCAGCGTTAGCCGCAGCCTGCACTGAAGCAGCTACGTTGGTCGTTCCGTTACGAACCGCACCAAACATCTCTGGGCGCCAGCCTGTTGGCGGGACGTTAGCTATCCAGCAGTTTCCATTCGACGCTTTAACCTGCGAGCCATTATCCCCGTTACCGCTGCTAAGCGCACAAGGAGCGTTAGAAAGGCTGTACCAAGCATCACCACCGTCACCGGGATTGTAAAACCCAGCGCGGTACACATTAGATAACTGCGAAGTCGGTATCGCTAATAGTGAGGAGTTGCTAGGAACTTGAACCAGACCTGTGATTGTTACTGCGCCGCTTAAGAGATTGTCAAATGGATAGGTGTTGCCGTTAATAGTAAAGTTAAGGCCAGCACCAGTAGCTCCGTTGCCGGGATTTGAGGAGATAACTGCGTTCCCAGAACTGTCATGCCCAAGGCATAACTGATGAAACGGTCCACTAGTCAGCTTGTCTTCAACGCAAACCCCCTGTTCTTTTCCCGAGTCGTAAACATGAAATGAGTTGAAACCTCGCTTATTATCACCAAACATCTTCGACGAGGACTCTATCTGGTGATCTTGTATCCAGCCCGTCGCATCATACTTGGTCGCAGGCCCGACCTGCTGAACCGCAGCCTGTCCCCAAGCGTTACCGGCCAATAACGACAGAAACGCAGCGAGAGCAATACGCATCACGGCACCTGCCCAAAAAACATTGCGGTAGCTGACGCCGTGATTGTGGCGCAACCAGTCGTGCTATACCCTGCTACGATCCCTGACTGAAACTTAAGCGGGGAGTCCCACTGACGATACAGCGCGCTATTAGCTGCCAACGCTGCACACCACATCAGACACGGCCTCGCCACCGAAGCGTCAGTACACGAAGCTACTGCCCCCGAAGGGAGGGACGTGCCATCCACCAGCATAGCAAAGCCTGCCGCCGCCGCGTTCTTAATCTCGAGCGACCGCAGTCCTTTCCGCTGACTGTTCGGGATAGCGAAGACAAACGACGAGACGTTTTCACCACTGACCTGATTAGTCACCATCGTTGAGTCCAGATCCCCTGGATAATCCTGCGCTCGGGCTACGCCCGTCAGGAGCAGCAGCGCTGCCAGTATGCGTAGCATCACTTGTTACCTCCCAGCGGCCGCTGCGGCCTCGGAGTCCCTGGGAACCCCGGCAAGAACCGCTTCTCAAACTCATCCGTCGGGGCATTGACCAGCTTGGCCAAGTGCTCGAGCGGGTTCATGCTCGTCCCAGCCTCTACCAGCCTCGCTTCCTCTGCCGCGACCATCTCCCTGGCTTCGTCGTCCAGTGGTTCCATAAAAAGCGTAGCCGACGCCACCTTATACGGCGTCCCATCTCCGACCAGCGTTCCTCTTTCGTCACCGAGGCCCGCATCCTGCGCCTCCTTATCTCCTTGGAGAAGCACTTCACTCTCATACAGCGTGTGCCGGAGCACATGCGCGGTCTTCAGTCTAAACTTAGCCACTGTCACCTCCGTCGGAGTAGGGGCCTTTCGGCCCCTCTCCTTGCTAACCCTTCGGGTACTGCTCTTCGTTCGGCTTCTCCGGACGAGCCTCCTCATCCCTTGGGGGCTTCGGCGTAGCTACCCCTCCCGGCGTTGCCTGCTGGCCCGTCCGGTGAGCTGCTTGCGGCGCGGTATGCACCGATGGCCCCTCTCCAGGCTTTATCGGAGGCGTTCGCGGTTTGGGCATACCCTCCTTCTCGTCTTTCTCCCGCTCTTCGAGTTCTTTCCGCTCCCATTTCTGTTCAGCGGACACTGGCTTGGAGTTCTCATCGAGCTTTTCTTGCTCCTTCGCCTCCTTCTCCCGTGCCTGCTGCACAGGTTCCGGCACTTTATTCCGCTCGAGCATGTCCTCGCCGTACAGCTTCTTCTGCAACACCTCAATATTCTTCTTGCCCTCGTCGTCCACCCCCTCCATCTGGTTCGAGGGTGGCATAGGCTCGTTATTGTACGGATATCTCCACGGCCATGGAGTGTCGTCACCGACGATTGTGCCGGTATCG